TTCTTATGACGCAGCCTCTCAGCAGTGGACTGCGCGTTATCAGCACGAAACAATCGCTTTGGCTTTCTCAATCACTGAAGAAGCTGAAGAAGACGGCCAGTATGGTTCGATTGCTTCTCGCTATACAAAAGCGTTGGCTCGCTCAATGGCCTCTACTAAAGAGATCAAAGCGGCTAACATTTTGAATACCGCGACAACCGCTTCAGGTGGGGATGGCGCTACTCTATTGAGTGCATCACACCCAACCCAGAACGGCAACCAGTCTAACATTCTTGCAACTGCGGCTGACTTGTCAGAAGTGTCACTAGAAGCGATCCTTATTCAGATTGCTGACATGAAAGATGATCGCGGTCTTCGCATTGCGGCACAAGGTACGAAGTTGGTTATCCCAACTGCTTACACTTTTGTTGCAGAGCGTTTGCTTGAATCACAACTGCGTGTTGGCACTGCTGACAATGACATCAACGCGATCCGCAATGGCGGTTACCTTCCACAAGGTTACCACATTATGCGCCGTCTAACAGACAGCGATCAGTGGTTCGTACAAACTGATGTTCCAGATGGACTGAAAATGTTCCAACGCTCGCCTATGAAAAAAGGCATGGAAGGTGATTTTGAAACTGGCAACGTGCGCTATAAAGTGCGTGAGCGTTACAGCTTCGGTTACACCGACTGGCGTGGCATCTTCGGATCACAAGGCGCAGCTTAATTACCTAACTTCTCCTCTCTGTTGGGTTTGATTGAGGCGGTCTTCGGATCGCCTCTTTCTTTTTTAACAAACTTCCTGTAGTCTCTAAATATCCCTGACAGTTGCATTGGGCGACTGACAATAGCCAAGACAGGAGATCAACATGGCTACTTCAACTTTTTCTGGACCAATTAAGGCTGGAACAATCAAAGCAACAACTGGCACTACTGTTGGCGAAAACGTAGTCAATGTTGGTTTTGCAGTTATGGCTCAATCTGTTGTGATCGATATCACAGGAGCAAGCCACCTAAACCAAGTTTGTGCAACAGTTCCTGCAAACTCACAGATTATTGACGTTATTCTAAACGTCACAACTGCAAACGATGACACAGGAGCGGCCACAGTTTCTGTTGGTACTGCTGATGATGGTAACGCATTCATCGATGGTCAAAACGTAAAAGCAGTTGGCACAACACGCGGAACTCTGGACACAGAGGCAACTGACGTTGGCACAACCGACCTTCAGGTTCTGGCTGACTTTACAGGCGCTAATGGAGATGGAGCTGCTGGTGCGGCAACAGTAACTGTGATGTACTTGCAGAACAACAATCTTTCATAAGGAGGAAGGCCAATGGCTGATATTTCCTCAGTAAAGAAGCTAAGTGATAGCACCAGAGAGGCAGTCTTCGCTTTCCAATATCAATACGTTGATACTGGCGACGAAAGTGCTGTTCTCAAGATTGATGTTTCTACACTTGCTCCCAACGCGAATGGCGAGCCTTGTGTCGCTGTTCGCATCATCGAAGGATGGTGGGTCATTAAAAGCATGACGGTGCGCATATTAGCTGACGCTGATACAGACATCATTATGATGAACATTGGAGATGATGATATTGGATATCACGATTTCTCAAGGTTCGGTGGCCTTCCTTCAACCAAGTCGTATGGAACAAACCCAACTGGGGATGTTCTTTTTACAACTGATGGAGCTGGGGCAGTAGGAGACTCATATCAATTGGTTCTAAGGGTCATCAAAGAATACTAGGAGTTTTCAATGGCAACTTCAGGAACCGTAGCGTTTCAACCAAATGTTGAAGAAATCATAACTGAAGCATTCGAGCGTTGCGGTATTGATACCCAAACTCAAACTGGTGATAAGGCTGTGTCTGCACGGCGCAGCCTTAACCTACTCTTCTCTGAGTGGGCAAACAGAGGTATCAACTACTGGGCAGTAGAACAGCAAACACTCACACTGGTGAACGGCACAGCGTCTTACACACTGCCAGCAGGAACAATCGACATCATAAGCGCAGTTGTGCGTGACAGCTCTGGCACAGATACTTCTGATCAAATGATTAATCGCGTATCTATTTCTGATTATAACCAACTGCCAAACAAAGATTCTGGCGGCAAGCCAAGCCAGTATATGCTCGACAAGCAATACACGCCTGTTGCATATTTTTGGCAAGTTCCAGACAGAACAACATATAGCATGGTTTACTGGGCAATCAGGCAGCTTGAAGATGTTACTGCATCTAATCAAGATCCAGACATTCCATATCGCTGGAACGAATGCATTTGCGCTGGGCTTGCAAGTAAGCTGGCAATGAAATTCGCAGTTGAAAAGTTCACAATGTTAAACGAAATGTATGAACGTGCATTTAGTTTTGCAGCAGCTTCAGATAATGACGGTGTATCTCTGAGGGTTCAGCCCACTGCGCTGAATTTATATTAATGGCAAAGTACGCAAGAGGTAAAAAATCCCAAGCGATAAGCGACAGAGGTGGCCTAAAGGTTCCATATACGGAACTTAGGACAACTTGGGATGGATTGCGCGTATCTCCAGATGACTGGGAGCCAAAACAACCACAGCTAACACCAGCTAAAAATGTTGTTGATGCAACAGCACTTTTTAATCCGCGTCCAGATAATGATCCTGAAAATGCAGAGGTATTTATAGGATACAACTTCGATTTCTTTACACCCATTCAAGATCGCCCTCCAGTGGGCGTACACGGCCTTGGAGTGGTTTCGCATGGGTCTGTGATAGAAATGGACGTTTCGGTCACTGGTGTGGCTGGTACAGGCGCTGTGGGTACTGTTTATCCAAACCCAGCTATCAACCCAGCAGTTGGCACAGGGGCGATTGGTAATTATCAAGTTATCATATCAACAGATGTAAACGTCACCAGTGTGATCGGCACAGGCGCTCTTGGTGTATTTGCCACGGCTACTACTACGGATGGCGTGGCTGGCACAGGCGCAATTGGAACTGAAGTTCCAGAGGCAGAAATCACAGAGACAGGTGTTGCTGGAACAGGCGCAGTTAATCTGCAAGTTATTGAAAGCATACTAAACCCAACAGGCGTAGCTGGAACAGGCGCAATAGGCACAGAAACAGCCGTGTCTGAAATAGACGTTTCAGGCGTTGCTGGTACTGGATCTGTTCATGTTATCGGAACTGGGGCTGGCAGTGACTTCAATATTATTGTTGGCCCAGTCACTGGTCTTGGCGGCGTAGGCACAACAGGCAGCGAAGTGGCAGAAGCTGAAATAAGCGAAACAGGCTTGGCTGGTACAGGTGTGATAGGGTCTGTGAGTGTCGCAGTGGGTTGGGGTAACAATGCTTGGGGTAACGGAACATGGGGTAATGGGCTATGAATTATACGCAGCTAAAAGCTAACATCGAAAACTTTCTAGAAGATGACAGCGCGGAGCTGACAACGTCTATCGATCAAATCATAGCACAGGCCGAAGAGATGATCTTTCAGCGCCTACCAAATTTGCCATGTTTTAGGAAAAATGCATCAGCAGCACTGGTGCAAGGTACAACAGATTATACTGTGCCGTCTGCGCGAATGATTAGACAGGTTTCTGTCATTACTGCGAATGTAACGTCATACCTAAATCACAGAGTGGATTCATATCTGCGTGATTATTGGCCAAACGCCACAACTCAAGGCGTTCCTGAAATGTATAGCACGAAAACAGCGGCAACTGGCGGCACAACTTTTACTGTTGCACCCACCCCAGACGCTACAACATCAACCTATCAAGTTGATTTTATCGCCCCAGAAACAGGTTTAAGTTCAGGTAATGCAAATACTTGGATTGGAGATAACGCAGAAAATGTGTTATTAGCAGCGTGTCTTTACGAAGCATCAGCTTTCTTGAAAGCTGGAGAAACTTTGGCGCTTTACAAGACACAATTTGACGAAGCAGTGCAATTATTTGTACAAGAGATGCAGCGAGACTACGCAGCAGAATATAACGGAGGTTTATAATGGCTATCGCACAAGCAATGTGTACAAGTTTTAAAGAAGACTTGTTTCAAAAAGAACAGGATCTGGATTCAGATACCATCAAGATCGCGCTGTATACTTCATCAGCGTCATTAGGTGCAGCAACAACAGCATATACAACCAGTGGCGAAGTTGCTTCTGGCAATGGATATACAACAGGCGGTGAGACACTTACCAATCCAGTAATTGGCACAAGTGGCACAACAGCGTATGTTGATTTTGACAACCCAGAGTGGACATCAGCATCATTCACAACGGCTGGCGCTTTGATTTATAACGACACAACGGCAGGCGACAATGCCATTGCGGTTCTAAACTTCGGCGGTGACTTTACGGTTACGTCAGGCACATTCCGCATTGTGTTCCCATCACCGGGCGCGGCTGGCTTGATCCGCATCGATTAATAAAAAAGGATAGTACAACATGGCTAGTACCTATGAAAATGACCTTCGCCTCGAAGAAATGGCCACAGGGGAGAACTCTGGCTCATGGGGTACGAAGACCAATACAAACCTCGAATTAATCGCAGATGCGTTTAGTTATGGCACAGAAACCATCGCTGATGCCGATACTACAATAACTATTGCTGATGGTGCGGCTGACGCTGCGCGTTCTCTCGCTCTTAAAATAAACTCTAGTGCGGATCTCACAACCACTAGAACAATTACTCTTGCTCCAAACACCACCAGCAAAGTTTGGATTATCGAAAATAATACAAGTGGTGGCCAAACACTTACCATTAGCGCAGGCTCTGGGTCTAATATTACTCTTTTAAATGGGCAAACAAAGATCATTGCTACAGATGGTATTGGTGCTGGATCTAATGTTGTTGAACTTACGCAAGACATCGCAATTGCTGATTTGTTTATTGATGACGATCTATCACTGCAATCTGATGGCGCGATCATTAACTTTGGCGCTGACAGTGAAATACAGCTTACCCATGTTGCTGATACAGGATTGTTGCTAACTGAAACTGGTGGTGGCGCTCCTACGCTACAATTTCGTGATAGTGGATTGGCAATAAGTTCATCCGCAGATGGTCAGTTGGACATTGATTCTGACGGCACAATCGACATTAACGCTACAACTTCGATAGCCTTTGACACCGACACGCTGTACGTTGATAGCACAAACAATCGTGTAGGCATTGGGACGAGTTCGCCATCTCGTAGTTTACATATTTCTGGCGGCACTAACTCAATGGTTATTGAGAGAACAGATGCTACTACATCTGCTTTGCTTTTGGTTGCGGAAAGTAACAACACTGCAATTTACTCTCGTTCTTCTAATGCATCCACTACCGCAAGAGACTTGATTTTTAATATGGGTTCAACAGAAGCCATGAGCATCGACAGCAGCGGTAACGTTGGGATTGGAC